TGATATGGGGCAGTTGGCTGCTTTGACAGGAATCCGCAACTTGAGAGCACCAGAGTCGATAGAAGAATGCAACTTTTGAGTTTGAAGTTTGGCTTCATAATTTGCCTTTGCAAGTTGATTTGCAGTGTTGTTTACAGCAGACACTAATGCCTGTTCTTTTTGTCTGGCTTCAGCATTAAGTCGGGCAATCTCCATCTGCTGTTTAGCAAACTCATCTTGCCCACCTTTGTAATATCCACCGCCAAACGCACTCAGCACCGCCAAGACGATGCTAAGTAGTACCCAAGGATTGAATAAACTCATTCCTTAGCTTCCAGTTTTGGCTCGTCATCAGCGTCAGCATCTGCCTTGGCAATAGCCTTAGCACTGGCTGAGACAGCAGAACGACCTGCCACACCACCCAAGACACCAGTGATAAATACCATGATGGTATTGATCTGTTGTGTGTAAACCTTATCAATTGCTGCCATGCCTGACATAGGCTGAGTCACAAATGAAACGCTATACAAGAACATGGCAACTGATCCTAAAAGAATCATGGTCAACGAGAAGATGACGATTGCCCAAATTCTGACTTCAATTTCTTCTGAAGTCATGCGAGTGTTAGGTTTATATCCAATGGTAGGCATTACTTTTTCTCCGTTTCTGGTTTAACAAGTTGTTCAGGACAAGTACCTGTTGCGGTACAGATTGGTGGTTTACATTCAGCAATATCCCAATTCTGAGGATTTTGGCAAGGATACCTAAAGCGATCCTCGCAACCTGTCAGCAGAACTAACAGTATTGACAAACCCCAAATACAGTAAATATTCATTTGTCTTTTTCCCTTTCCTTTTGTTCAATCTTCTGTCGCAACTTCTCAACCTTTTCCATCTGAGCCTTAGCCTCGTACTTTGTCTCCAAAATATCGAGATACAGAAAGCCCATAATTGGCAGTAACAAGGCAATCAAGACACAAGCAGCAATCCAACCCACTATATCTTCCTCCACTGGCTTACGAATATTAGCCACATCCATATATACAGGAGGAATATTCCTGTTACGACTAGGTACGCTGACTTGGCTTGCAGATTTCTTTTTGCTTCCTGCCGTTGCCATTCCTTGTACCTCTCTTGTGCTTCCTGTTTCAACCTAGCCTGTTCTTGCTCCTCTTGAATGATCTCTCTCATCTCAAACACTTCAGAGTACAAAGCACCCATCTCTGGGGGACTCTGGTACACCATACATTCACGAATCTGAACCACCAACTCAGCCATTTGCTGTTGAGCCATGATCCTGTTTAAGGCGGCTTCCATGTGGTTTTGGTTCGGGTCGTAAATGTTTCTCGACTTTTCTTCTTCCTCTCTTATATGAGCAGCAAGTTGCTCTTGGATGCGGAAAAATTCAGTGAGTTGTTTGACAATGTTGACTTTGACTTGGGTTTCGTCAACAGCAACAAGTTTCTCTTTTTTCTTTTGCGCCACAGGCTTGGGCGTGGCAGAGGCTTGGGTTGGCTTGGGTTTGCCACCAAACATCGTGCTGAGTTTTCCCCAGAATCCTTGGACTTCCTTGCCAATCTTGACTGCTTCATCAACAGTAGATTTGACTTCCATGAAAGAAGTCTTAACTTGCTTGTAAAGCTCGCAACCCTCTTTGATTGCGGCAACACAAGCATTGGCGGCAAAAAGGAGGGAGATTGGATCAATTTTGCGTCCTTAGTCTCTACGGAGTCCAAGTAAAGTTTGTGGAGAAATACCACCTCCAAGCAAACCACTGTATTCTGATATTGTTTGACCCATGCCACGAACAAGTTCTGGTCTTTGACGCAGTGCAATATCAGCAGCACGAATACCCATAGGAGAATAAAGTGCAGATGCTCCAGCTATAGCAGGAATAGATACCATTGGTTTTGATAAGGCAGCAATTCCACCCAATGAACCAATAGCCAATCTACCCTCTAAAGTTGAACTTGCATCTTGTCCAATGGTTTTGAGTGCCGCCTCAGATAACTCTTGTCCTCTTGCTGTTCCTTTTGCAAAAGCACTTTTTTGACGAGTTATGTCAGACTGTTTAACAGCAAGACTGTATTGTTTTGGCGTGAAAACACCATTTTCAGCACCAGTATTAGCTGCCGCACGTTCCATGATTTTCAAGTCGCCATAAGCACTGTCAACTCTACGCAGTTGAGGCGTATATCGTTGATTCTGTTGATATAACTCAGTCTTGAATGTATTTAAAACACCTTGAAGTGCATCTCCAATGTTTCTATCAGCAGCAGATTGACTGTTTTTATATTTAACAACTTCTTTTGCCAAATCAGATTCAATTGACTTATATTCAGCACCTGTCAATGTTTTGCCTGAAAATTTATCCAAAGCAATATTATTTAAAACATTGGTTGCTTCTTCTCTTTGTGCAGAAGATGGTAAGTTTGCTTTATTCAAAGCATCAAGTATTCCACTTGTAGTCTTAAAATCAAGATCAAACTTCATTTTTCCTAAAATTTCATCATATTTATTGGAAACTTGATCTGCGGCATAAGAAACAGCATCACGACCAACAACATTCTCAGGAAGTTTGTCACCAACTTTTTCTAGTGTTTTATTGATAACACCTTTATTGAAGTCAAATAAAACCTTTTCTCTAGCGTTGCGAACTTGACTGCCAATCAATGGAAGATTTTGAGCAAAGTCTTCTGCTTTCTTGTAAACACCACCAAGTGTCTGACCCGGAGTTGGTGTGATTCCAAGATCACGCATTGTCTGTTCTGCTTTTGATGCAAGTGGGTTTAACACCTTACCTGTTGCTGAAGCAACTGCTTCTCCAACCTTTCCACCAATTGCACCCAAACCAATTTGAGTAGCCTTTTCTTCAGCAAATCCTGTTGGCTCATTTACTGGTTGCATAGCACCTTGAACTGCACCAGATGCAGCCGCCTGTGTACCAATTCCAGCCCCTAAAGCTCTTGCACCCTGAGCCGCACGAATACCACCAACAATATTGGCAGGACTCACAATGTTTCCAGCAATACGGCTTACATCAAGTCCTGTATCTCCCTGAGCTTGACGTTGTTGTTGATATGCCGCTTCTTCTGCCGCATTCATGGCTCTTACTCTTTCAGCTTCAGAACCAAAAAATTGACTCACAATATTAGGAGCGAGTCCACCAGCAGATGTTATAAATTCCAACCCTTTTGGCAACAATTGTGCAGCGCCACTTATTGGGTCTTTAATACCCATAAGCAAACCACCAGATGGCGCAGATACTTGTTGTTGTTGAACGCCAAAATCCTCTGGTTTTGCAAGTCCAGCCCTAATAGCTTTCTCCATGATTACAGACTTAGGAGTACCCTCTGGTATATCCTTAATTACAGTACCATTTGGCAGTTCAATATCCATGATTTTTCCTTATGGCAAGTCACTAAACTTTATTGTTTTACCAGTAGACGGTTGTGCTGGCTGTGTTGGTGTAGTTGGTGCAGTTGTTCCAGCAGAAAGTCTATCTCTAGCCGCCTGTAAATACGATTTAATCTTTCCAATTTGAGAATTAAATTCTTCAAGTTTCATTGATTGAGTCAATGCACCAACAGCAGCTTCAAGTTTTCTACCCTCTGCATCAGACAAAGCACCCATACCTTTAAGTGCTTGAACCTGTGGCAAGAAAGTTTGCGCTTTGAATGTTTCAAGTTGAGCAGCAAAACCTGCGGCATCAGTACCCGGAATCATTGATAGCTGTGCGCCACCAAAACCTACCGCTGCTTTTTTACCGGGATGATTTGCAATCGTATTCAATGTATCCAAGGCGGTATCAAAAGAAGAAACCATACCTTGTTGTTGTCTTTGAGCAGCAATTTTCTTTTCATTAGCTGCTTCTTGACGAATTTGCAATGTCTGTTCTCTTATAGAGTTTGTAATCGCATTTTGCGCGGCTCTACCTTCTGCTGCAATAGCTGCCATTTCTTTTTTACTAGCATTATTTTCTCTAGCTCGCTCCATTTTTGCTTCATTGTCTTTACGAGCTTGTTCAGCTTGAGCTTCAAGTTTTTCTTTGATAAGACGTTCTTGTTGAGCAAGTCTTTCAGTCTGTTGAGCAGTAAGTAGTTCTCTTTGGGCAGCTTTATCTGAAGATGCTTGTAAGGCAGATAACACCTTATCTGCTGAACCATATTTAGTAACAACATTCAAAACATCTGCGTCAGTAGCATTTGGTGGCAAGTTAGACAATTCATCTCTCAATTCTTTTTCTTGTTTAAGAGATAATTCGGCTCTTTCTGTTTCTACAGTTGTTTTTCTTGCAGTAGCTAAACTAACTTGCATCTGTCTACCAGCATCAGCAATAGCCATAGCAAATTGAGGATCACCAGATTGAGCAGCCAATTGAGCCACCTTCATAAATGATTCAGGATTGCTTTGGTCAAGTTGACTTGCCAGTTGCTGACGCATTGAGATGATCTTTAGTTGTGGGTCTTGTCCACCCAAAGCACCACCAATAGCAGAACCAAGCATTTGACCGCCACGATAGAACCCATATTGAGCTTGCGCCCTTGGATCAAGTTGAGCATAACCCAATGCTTGTGCTTGTTGAGCTTGCTGTTGTGCAAGTTGGTACTGATCGGGTGTCGTAAATAATCCAGCGATGTCTGTTGCCATGATGATTCCTTAGAACAATGTCACTGGCACACCATCTGAAAATCCAGATGTTTGGCCATAATTAAAAGCATTTTGATTTTGCACATAAGGTGGATTAAAGTAATTTTGAATGCCACTAATCAATTGAGGATTATTTGCCGCACCTGTTAAGAATGAACCTAATCCGCTACCAGAAGCACCAGCTTGCTGTGTTCTAGCCGCAGTTAATCCACCTTGCAATAATGATTGACCAACATTAGCACCAGCAGTGGCTGAACGACCACCCAACTGTGCGCCAATATCTAATGGTTGTTGTCCAAGAGACTCAATGGTAGAACCAGCACCTAAATAAGCACTGAATGGACTCAATGCACCAACCTGACCAGCTTGATATTGACCAAGCAAACCAGCACCTTGACCAAGCAATCCTGTGCCAAATGCTACATTTTGTTGACCAGCCTGTTGAGACTGTGCCGCTAACTGAGCATCTTGTTGTGCCAATGCGTTGTAGTAAGCCTCTAACTCAGGAGTAGTTGCGCCCAAACCAGCAGCACCACTTGGTCTAGCACCTGTAGCACCTACAGACAATCCACCACGACCTTGTTGATACAACTGGTTCTGCAACAATGCCATCTGTCTTTCACGACTAGGTGCAAGCAAATCCTGTTGTTGTTGCATATATTGAGCAGCAACTTGTTGAGGACTCTGTGCAAGATACTGCTGACCCAATCCAAACAATCCTTGTGCGCCTTGTTGAAGTGGTGCATATTGCTGTTGCGCCATCTCCGCCTGAGTTAAAGCATTGCCTGTAAGACCCTGTAATCGGTTCTGATAGGCTTGCAATTCAGGGCTGACAGTGTATCCAGCACCAGATAGATAACCGCTAGGGTCAAACTGAAAGTTAGAAGTGCCATAACGACTTGTTACGCCAACAGGACGAAATCTAGCCGCCTCTGCTGCTTTTTGTGCCGCATAGCGTTGAGCTTCCGCAGAGGTGTTAGCTGCACCTTGAGTAGCGTCTGATTGCATTGAACTACCAAGAAGACCTAATCCACCTCCAATAACTGCTGCAAATATAGGCATATCAATCCCCTTTAATCAAAATATCATCCACCTTAGACGCATCTTTTTCGTCAGTGGCATGAATACAAAACCAAACACAATCTGTTATTGCTTTGACTCCATGAGTCAAACCAGCCTTAATCTCAATGCAAGCAGGAGCTTCAATAATCTCTAACTCATCACCTTTTAACACCACCACCTTACCTTTAGCCAATATCGATAAATGGCTGAAGTTATGGGTATGCTTTAGGATCGACATTCCAGCAGGGAACAATGATTCCTTGGCATACAAACCATCAGAAAAGTGATGAATGATTTCAGGTTGGGTCATTTTGTTGCTGTTGCTGTTGTTCTTGTTGTTGTTGTGCCACTGCCGCATCGTAAGCCGCTTGTTCTTCAGCGGTGTACTCAACCTGAGTGACTTCACCTGTTTCTACATTTACTACGATTCTGTGTGTCATGGTGTTTATTCGTAAAGGATGTTGATTGAACCAGCGTCAAATGTGTCAGTGCCGTTTACTGTAGTAATACGTATGCGGTCAATAGTTCCTGAAAATGCTTTTGAGCCGCCTGAAAAAACTGCTCTAGTTGAATCACTATTACCACCAACAAAACTAAACGCCCAAAGATTTGTTGATGAATTAAGTAAAACTATTGTTCCAATACCATGCAAAACATTGGTAGCACCAGCACCGTTTCCAATGCCAAAACCAGTTGTGTAATTGGATGTTAATGCACTGGCTGCTGTTGTTGTGCTTGCCCCTAAATAACCAGTATTTTCAACACTTCCTGAACCGCTTTGTATTAAATAGTTAGATGCCCCATTTGTTGAAAAACCACTAAATGAAACAGTTATACGTTTTACCCAACTAGGTATGCCAGTAAAGTCTATTGACGTACCTGACGTGGATGCAACAGCAGTACCAGAGGTCAGAATACCAACACCTGTTGGAGTACCACCTATTGCGGGGCTAGTTAAAGTTTTATTTGTAAATGTTTCTGATCCTGCAAGCGTAGCCAATGTTCCAGTTGTAGGAAATGTTACGTTTGTCGTACCTGTCAGAGTTCGAGTGTAAGCAAAGTTTCCAGATCCTGTCACAGTCATTGCCGCATTGTTTGCAACTCCTGTACCCCCTTGATCTGCCCCTAAAGTACCTGTAGATACCAAACCTTTAGATGAATCTGTAAAAACAGGCTTAGATGCTGTTAGGCTAGAAAGGATTGGTTGAGAGGTTAATGTTGATGTACCACTAACAGACAATGTTGGAATTGTCACTGTACCTGTAAAGGTAGGAGATGCAGTATCTGCCTTAGTCGCAATAGCGGTAGATATAGCGTCAAACTCTGTATTGATCTCAGTACCCTTGACAATCTTTAAAGGATCACCAGAGGTTAATGTGTCTTTAGTCGCAAAGTTGGTACTTTTTGTATAATTTGTCATGTCATTCCTTTAAGCCAATCTGCCCTCTTTGGTTTGAATCTCAATCTTTTGAATTGATAATTGTGAGCCATTGATAATAGTTTCATATCCAGTTTGCACGATTTTCCCAGAACCTGACGCATTTGCAACTAAATTTTGCAGTGCAACACCTTGAGCATAATAAGCCACTACAGTTGCATTTGCACCATATTCAGCAATGCCATATTCAGAAACACCTTGAGCAGGAATAATGATGTTCTGTGACTGATAGTTTGTCAGAAAGTCATATCCCCATTTGATAGTGAGATACTGGTTACTACCGCCAATTACAACAGCACTGATACGCTTGACAATGGATGTCTGTGATGGATTACCAAGGTCAGCATGGTTTGTGTAATAAGCCCACTGGTATGTAGATGAGTCATCTAAGAAATTACCATATTTACCAATATAACCAGTTTTACCAATCAACAAATCTCCATTGCGTCTAGAGCAAAACGACTTAGGCAATATTGAGTCCCAAATTGTTGCCCTGAATGAACCATCTGGTAACGCCGCCTTAGTATCAAAACAATAGACTTGCTGTGTAGTAGGTGCTGTAATCAGATAAAAAGCATTTCGTTCTGAGTAAACAGATTTAACAGTTGCCAAATCTTCACTCAGCATCTTAGTCATTAGGTCATTACGAACATTCTTAGACAAGTCACGTTCTGGTGCTGACTTCTCTTGAATAGTTCTCATCAATGAACGAATGCCACTGTTTGACAAGAAGATAACGTCTGTGCTTGTTGTTTGAATACTATCTCTAGCAATGCAACCAATACCCTCAACAGTGTCGCTAAGTGTCATGGTTGATGGTGCAGTTGCACCAGAATAGATCAAAATCTGACGTTTACCAAAGATAAACAAGAATCCATTGTGTGCCGCTAAACCAGTAATCTCATCAGCACCATTAGGCCAAACATTATTGACGTTCAAACTACCAGCAGTACCAGTTGCCCATACATGACCAGAGATTAAGTCGCTGAAATAGATAGTGGCATTGTTTGTAGTGGTTGTAGCAGCCCATAAACGACCATAGGCAGAGATAACATTGTTGGCTGATGGGACAGTAGCCACATAGCCAGTTTTCTCTGAAACACGCCTATACGTTGTTGTAGAGACAGCAGGATCAAATATCAAAGGCTCATGCCCTGATTGAAAGAAATATGTAATGCTGTTAAGAGATGCACATTGCCAGTTGTTTGCTGTAATAGTAGGTGCAGAACCACCCCCCCCATACGTCAACTCAGAAACAGCATTAGAGCCATCAAGTTTGAATAACTTCAAATTACCAGCAAATAGAACAGTCAGAGTGCCATCTGCTTGCACTAACTCATGAATAACAGTGGCATCATTTGAACCAAGATTACCAGTAGCAGAATTGACTCTTGTCCAACCTTTTCTACATCCAATACGACCATATTGGTCAATGATGCAATTAGTCGCAACCAAAGCAAATCCACTCTGCAAATCAAGCGGAGAATCTTGCGTATTCAACCCATAAAATCCTGGGGCTGAAATGCTTGAGACTGTGATTGCTTCTGCCATTACACCGCCACAAACGAATCGTTTTCAGGGGAACGAGCCAACTCTAAAGCAATCAAGTCAGACATAGATGCCTTGAACAGTGCATAAGCCTCAGAACTACTCAATCCACCATCTTCACCACGATCAACCAATGCCCTAGCATAAGCACCAAGAATGATTGGTTCTTTTGCTAACAAGGTTGTATCCGAATCGCTAGACATATCGTTTTCTGGCACGATCAAACTGAATCTGATGCTATAAACACCATCAGGAACAGGCCAGAATTTGACTTTCAAGTCTCCATTGGTATCTACACCTTGAACTGTGTAATACATTGGGAGATTCAGAATTGGGCTAGGAACTGTGTAATAAAAAACATCATGGTCTACATGAGACAAAGGAGTCAACTGATAGTAACGTGTTGTGTTAATAACATCCATTGTCTTGAATCGAACACCAGCACCAGTTAAAGAGTATTCTCCAACCTGATTACTAACAGTAGTAACAGTAACTGCTTGATTAAAAGCATCCCAATCATAAGCATCAGCTACTTGACGTTTAGTGTCATTGATGAATTTGCCAATCAATGATGAATAAGAGGTTTGAGTAACAGTAGTAACGACAGGCTCACGCAAACGAACCAATACATCGTTGACAAGAGATAGGTATGTAGGTAAAGCCATAGATTACTTCTTTCCTTTATTTCTTGACGAAATCGCTTTAGCTTTTGCCTTTGCGTCTGCCTTAGATGAAGCACCCCATGCTTGCAGAGAAAGTAGCAACCTTGTGGGTTTGCCATCCTTATACTCTGCGCCATCCATGTTGCCCATTCTGGCGAGAAAAGAAGCTCGTCTGGGATTATCTCCAGACTTTACTGGCGGTTTCAGATTACCACCAGTTTCTGCATTATAAGATGATCTCCCCTTGGCATTCAACCCCCCTTTGGGATTTTGACCAGCTTTTGTTTGCCAAGTAGGAGTTTTCATCAATATCCCATCATTGTTTTCTTTTTAGGCTTCTTTGCAGTCTTTGCTGCTTGCTTAAAGTCAGCGGCAGTAGGTGCAGCTTTAGACCCAACCTTGTTCATCTTTTCACCAGAACCTGCCTTGATACGAGCCTGTTTAGCATTGATGCTTGAATACAAACCAGCTTTCATTTCATCTTCCTTTTAGGTTTAGACATACCAGCCTCAGACAAAGCGATGGCAACTGCTTGTTTTTGTGAAGTAACAACTTTGCCCTTTTTAGAGCCTGAGTGCAGTTTTCCTGCACCATACTCGGTCATAACTTTGCTAATTTTCTTTTGTGCTTTAGTTTTCATACCAACTCCGTTACAGAAACTGTAGAAGTTGTAATTGTTGCATCCTTGATAAACGCAATCTTTTGGGCAGGATTTACTCGCACAATTTCAACACAATTGGGGGGTATCATGGCTGATGTTGTAAC